ATGAACAAACTGTATTGGATCGTCTGCGACGACAAGGACCACAACGTATTCGAAGGCCGCTACCAGGGCCGCACCCGAGGCGAGGCATTGAAGTTCCTCAAGCAAACCCTCGGTCGGAAGACCCTCAACGGACTGGTCTTCACCATTACCGAAATCCCCGTGCCGCTGATCCGCGAGATCGTCGCGGAAATCCTCGCCGGGGGAACCGGAGCCACCGTCACCGAGCCCGCCGCGAATGTCGTGCCGATCACCAGGCCCGAACCCGAGGCCAGCCCGGGACGTTACGACGCGTTCGCCGACGCGGCTGAGCCCGAACCAACGCCAGCGGAGGCCACGCCACCCGAGGCTAAGACATCCAAGCCCGCCAAGAAGGTCGGCAATCCCGGCCTCGGTGACGATCACTGGTCGAAGGTCCGGGCCCACTGGCTCGAATGCCGCAGCGTGAAGCAGACGGCCGAGCACTTCGGCCTGTCACCCAACTCGGTCAAAACCCGTGCCCGCCGCGAGGGCTGGGGCAAATGAACGTCACCGCCATGGACACACCCGAATGGAATCCAATCGCCGGTGAAGGCGCGACCATTTGCCACCACAGCGACCGAACCGCCTGCACGGTGGTCCGGGTCACGCCCAGCGGCCACACGCTCTACCTCCAGCCCGACATCGCCAGGCTGGACGGATGGAAGCCCGAGATCATCCCCGGCGGATTCGCCGGCCATTGCGTGAACAACCACGAGCAGCGCTACACCTACGAGGCCGATCCTACGGCTCCGCTGCATCGGGCGACGCGCCGCAAGGACGGCCGCTTCCGCACCACCAACGGCGAGCGGGTCATTCCCGGACGCCACCACTTCCACGACTACAACTTCTGATGAAGGTCGAAGTCACACGCTATCGCAAACCGGGCGGCTACCTCACGCGCTACTGGTCGGTGTTGGTGAACGGCGAACTGCTCGCCGTCACCCTCTACCGCAAGGGCGCTGAGGCCGTCGCCCGGGCCATCACCAACCCGATCCCCACGAACCATGCCACGATCCTTGAAGATTCTGCCAACCCCGCCGCCACGCCCCGCAAGCCCACCGCTGGCGTGGCGACCTACCGGACCCGATGACCTCTGCGGTCCCGCGGCCACCGTCGCCGCCCGACTCGTCGCCAAGGCCCGCAAGCTCCACGCCAACCCGGCGGTGCCGGTCAAGCTCCTGCTCTACGGCCCGCCAGGTGTGGGGAAAACCAGCATCGCCGACATGGTGGCCGACGCCCTGTCCGGCACCCGTTTCGCAGTCGAGGAGTTCAACGGCAAGCTGGTGACCGTCGAAACCGTGAAGCAGTGGATGGGCACGCTCGGTGTCTGCTCACTGTTCGGCGTCTATTCGGTGAAGATCATCAACGAGATGGACCGCTGCACCAGGGACGCGCAGGACCTGCTCCTGAGTTACCTCGACCGCCTGCCACCGGGCCGCGCCGTGATCGGCACCAGCAACCTGCAACTCGACCTGCTCACCGAGCGGTTTCAGACCCGCTTCCAGTCGATCAAGCTGGCGGCACCCTCGACCGAGGACATCGCCGCCCTGTTGCGTCGCCATTGGCCGGTCGATGAAGCGACCTCGTTGCGGATCGCGGTCGGCAGCGGCGGATGCGTCCGGGCCGCGCTCGCCGATCTGGAATCCTGGCTCGACGCGGAGGGGCTGTCATGAAGGCGCGCATCCACCGGATCACCTTTGCCCGCGACGGCCGCATGTCCCGTGCCGTGTTCCGCTATCGGGCACCCGGCATGCGCCGGGAAACGCCGGTCACCGTGGAATGGCGCGATGTGGCCGGCAGTCGGGAATGGTTCGCCCTCGGATGGTGCCCGCCCGATGCGTGGCGATCCATCCTGCCGTTGCTAGCGCAAGTCAGCCATGCCGTTGACACCATCCGAACCGGCGATGACGGATGATTCCCCCAAGGCCCGCACCCTCGCCAATGGCATCGAAGTCTGGTGCAGCTTCGACAAGCTCGTGCCGGTGGGCGAACTGAAGCCCAACCCGCGCAACCCCAACACGCACCCGCAGCGCCAGATCGAGCTTCTGGCCAAGAACATCCGCTACTTCGGCTGGCGGCAAACGATCACCGTTTCCAATCTCACCGGCCTGATCGTTTCGGGCCACGGCCGACTGATGGCTGCCAAGCACCTCGGCGTCGAAGTCGTGCCGGTGGACTATCAGGACTTCGCCAGTGAGAACGATGAACTCGCCGTGCTGGTTGCCGACAACCGTTTGGCTGAACTTTCCTCGGTCGATCTCAACGAGCTTGAGAAGATCGCCAGCGAATGGAAGGCCGCCGACTTTGATACGATCCTCGCTGGTTTCGAACCTGCGGATCTCGAAGGACTGCTCAATCCGAGCGGCGATGACGATGAAGAGGATGACGATGACCGCCACGACAAGGAACTCGACAAGAGCGATGTCACGGTCGCGGTCGGACTCTACCGGTTCCGCATCACTCAGGACGAATTCATCGCGTGGTGCGACCGCGTGAAACAGGACGCCGGCTTCGACAAAGAAAGCGTGCTCAACGAAATCCGCAGCCGCCTCGGACTATGAACATCACCCTCGAACCCATCGACGCCGTTCGACCATCGACCTACAACCCGAGGTCGGCGGTCCCGGAGCGTCTCGACCTGATCGAACTGTCGCTCCGCAAGCTCGGCTTCATCGCCCCGATCTTCGCCGACGCGGACGGTGAAATCCTGTCCGGCCACCAGCGCCATCTCGTCGCCGAGCGGATGAAGGCGACACATGTGCCGGTTTTCCGCACCAAGGCGCTCGACCTCGACCAGCGCAAGGCGCTCAACATCGTATTCAACCGGGCGACCAACGACTTCGATTTCCACCACACTCCCGGCAAGGTGTCCAGCGAGCTTCGAGCGCTGGACATCCAGGCGCTCGCCGCCCGCATCCCCGACAAGGAGGTCGGCGGCGACGGCTTCCTGCGCTGCCTCAAGCCCGCGGAAGTCGCCGTGAAGGATCTCTGCCGGGTGAACGCGGGCCGCTGGATCCAGTATGCCCGCAACCTCGCCCGCACGCTGCACCGTCACGGCATCCTCATGCCCATCGTCTGCCGCGAGGACCTGACCGTAATCAATGGCATCGGCCGTCTGGAAATGCTGGCCGAAAAGGGAGCCGCGTTCGCCCCGGTCGTGTTCGTCACCGAGGAGGAGGCGGAGTTCGCCCGGGCCATGATGAATCTGCTGTCGATGGACTTCGACATCCACACGCGCTATGCCGACATGTTGCGCTTCAACTCGTTCCGCCGCGCACGCCGCGTCCGTCGCGAGCTTGGGAACGGCTTCATCTTCGCCACGCATGGCGCGAAGCCATGCAAGGATTTCGACATTTCCAAGGCGGCGGATCGTGCCCGGTGGACCAAGGAACATGGCACGACCATCCTCGACTTCGGGGCCGGCCACCTGACCGAAACCTTCCTCCTGCGCCAGACCGGAATCGACTGCACCCCGTTCGAGCCATATCGGCTTGGACCAGGGGGCATCAACAAGGCCGAGAGCGTGGAACTGACCCGTGCCTTTCTATCCGAAGTGGCTGCAGGCAAGGAGTGGACCAGCATCTTCATCGCCAGCGTGCTGAACTCCGTGCCGTTCCGCGAGGACCGCGAACACATCGCCTGCCTGTGCGCCGCCCTGTGCAAGCCGTTCACCAAGGTCTATGCCTGCGCGTCATCCGCCGGGGAGTCCGGCTGGCGGCAGGTCAACGGCAAGGCGTTCATGAACGAATCCAACGCGGGCAACATCGCGTTCCGCCTCGACTATGAACCGGGCATCCGCATCGGCGACTTTCAGGACAAGCCCAAGGTCCAGAAGTATCACACGGTCGCCGAGTTCAAGGATCTGTTCGGCACGTTCTTCCGCTCGGTGAAGGTCGAGGAGTTCTCCAACAACATCAACGCGGCCTGCGCGTCGGCACGGCCCGTGGATCCTGCAAGACTTCGCGCCGCCATCGAGTTCGAGTTCGACCTGCCCTATCCGGACGGCACCCGCATGGATCTCGTGAAATGCGCCATGGACTCTTTCAGCCAACGTCTTCAGATTACCCTATGATCATCCTGCTAGATCTCAACTACACGCTGGTGGCCAACAATCCGGCACGCGGCACCACGCCCGAGCGCATGGAAAAGCGACTCGCCAACGAGCAATACCGGCAATGGTTGGTGGAACTCGTGCGGCCTCATACCGTCGTGCTCATCACCGCCCGCCCCGTCACCTGGATGATGAAGACGCTCGACCGCATCGAGGAGCAGACCGGGTGGCGACCTCAGGACGCGTGCTTCGCCCCCAACGGTTGGTGGAATCCCCCGGCGATCAAGGAGCACCTGCTCAAGAAGGACGTGTTCCCGATCCACGGCGAGGATGCCCGCTACATCGCCATCGAGAGCAACCCGCGGACCCGCGAGATGTATGCCCGGTTCTCCATCCCGTGCTTCTGGGTGACGGAGGAAGGCACCTGCCTGACCGAGGGCACGCGGATCGTGAAACGCCTCCCGCGTTGACACCTGCGACGGGGGCATGAGTGACACCCCTGTTGACCATGTGATGCCCGATGGGCGCTGGTGCTTCGACCGCCAGGTGACCGATGTCTTCGACGACATGCTTCAGCGGTCGATCCCTCAATACAATGCGATGCGCATGGTGACCTTCGAGGTGGCCGGCCGCTTCGTGAAACCCGGAACCGCGATCATCGACATGGGTTGCTCCCGGGGCGAAGCCCTGCTGCCCTTCGTATCCAACTTCGGTCAGGCGAACGACTACATCGGCCTGGAGATCAGCGAGCCGATGATCGAGGCGGCGCGCTCGAAGTTCGAGAAGCACCCGCACGGCAACCGCGTCACCATCGCCCGTGCCGACCTGCGCCACGAGTTCCCGTCCGTGACCTCCAGCGTCGTGCTCTCGGTGCTCACCCTGCAATTCACCCCCATCGAATACCGCCAGCGGATCATCCGCCGCGTCTTCGAGTCGCTGGCACCCGGCGGTGCCTTCGTGCTGGTCGAGAAGGTGCTCGGTGCCACCGCTGAACTGGACGAGGCGTTCGTGGACCTGTTCCTCTCCATCAAGAAGCAGAACGGCTACTCGCAGTGCGAGATCGACCGCAAGCGGCTGTCGTTGGAAGGCGTGCTGGTACCGGTCACCGCCCGCTGGAACGAGGAACTTCTGCGAGAGGAAGGCTTTGCCGCAGTCGATTGCTTCTGGCGGCACCTGAACTTCGCCGGGTGGGTGGCGGTGAAACCCTGAGCCCCGGCCCGGTTGCGCAGACGGTTATTTCCCGGACAACTTGGCGTCCGACAGGTTTCCGAGCGGGCTCAGCAACCTCAAGCTCGCGTTCTCCCGATGGTAGTCCTGCCAGCTTCGCTTCTGATCGTCGTCGGTCATTTCCGTGACGATCTGATTGTCCGATGGCGGCGTGATCTCGACATCCTCGATCCGAAGAAATTCCTGTGCCAGCCACTCATCGACCAGGCGAACGAAAGTCCGGGGCGGCGTATGGTCAACGTGATAGGCGTCCTCGGTGATCGGCACGCCGCGGAGCGGGCAAATTTTCGGGCCTGCCGCGAAAAGTGCCGACTGCTTGAAAAGCACGATCTGATTCTCGATCCCACGGCGGAGCGCCTCAAGCCTGTCGCGTCGATCGTTGCGACCATCAATCGCGCTGAGGAAGCTCACGTCCGTGCTGGAGCCGTCGATGCGGTGGATCATGAAGTGCCTGGTGCGGCCGAACAGGACCTCCGTCTCGACCGTGAAATGCGAGATGCCGCAACCAATCTTGGTCTCGGCCTCGGGGTGGATGGCAACCATGTCCCTCAGATACCTGTCATCCTCGTCTCCTATCCTGCACCCGTCCGCATAGCGGTCGCGAATCTCGCGAAAGAACTCCTTCGCCAGCTTCTTCGTGGGGAATTGCAGGGATGCGATTACAACTGCCTTGGCCATAGAACCGGTGAGGCAAGTCAAGCCGATGGTGGCTGATAGGGCAAGGATGATCCCGGAGGCACGGTGCGTGACGGATGATTGACAGCCCTTCGTGTGCATGGAACCGAAGGACCTATCACCCGAGGTCGCGGGAAAGATCCTCGACGCCGACTTCCAGAACATCGTGAAGAAGGTCGCGGCGGGCAAACCCCTGACCGTCGCCGAACGCGCCCGCATCGAGTCCCGGGCGGCCGGCAGCGTGGAAACGCTCGCCTACGCCAAGACGCTCGTGGAACTGGCGGCCGTGCTCGGCGTCACCCGCCGCACCCTCTCGACCTGGCAGAAGATGGACGGCGCACCCAAGCCGCTGTCCAACGGTTTGTGGCCGGTGGCCGACTGGCGCGAGTTCGTGCGGCTGCGCGGGCTCAAGGCGGGCAAGACGCCGGTCGGCAATGAGGAGGCGCTCAAGGCCCGCAAGCTGTTGGCCGAAGTCGAGGAGCGGGAGCTTCGCATCGCGGTGAAGAAGGGCGAGTATGTCCCGCTCACCAAGGTCCGCGAGGAATGGATCGGACTGGTCGCCCAGGCGACCTCCGTGCTGCGGGCGAAATTCGAGAATGAGCTTCCGCCCGTTCTATCAGGTCTGGACGCCACAGGCATTCAGGCGGAGTGCCGCAAGGCGATTGACGAGGTTCTGCGCTGCCTTCACGAATCATGAAGGCGCTCAAGGAAATCTGGCGCGAGGCGTGGCAACCTCCCGACCGCAGGCCGCCGTGGGAATGGTGCGAGGACCATATCGAGGGCATCCCGTATTCGCCCAATCCAGGCCGCTTCCGCTCCGACAACTCGCCGTGGATCCGCGAGGTCATGGAAGCCATCGTCGATCCGCGCATCCGGTTGGTGTCCATCATCGCGTCGGTCCAGTCGTCGAAGACCACCGCTCCCGAGCTGACGCTCTGCTACATCATCGCGAACCTTCCCGGGCCCGCCCTGTGGCTCGATCAGACCGACGAGGATGCCCGCGACTACTCGGAGGCGCGGCTCCAGAAGCTCTTCGACCAGTGTGCTCCGGTGGAGCGGCTCATGCCCACCGGCATCCACCGCCACAAGCGCAAGAACAACGCGATCCACTTCACCAACGGCATGACGCTCTGGATTCTCGGGGCGCATAACAAGACCAACCTCCAGCGCCGGTCGATCCGCTGGTTGATCGGTGATGAGACGTGGCGCTGGCCCGAGGGTCACATGTCGGAGGCAGAGGCACGCGTCACCGCGTTCGGCTGGCTCGGCAAGTGCATCTTCATGAGCCAGGGCGGCGAGGAGGAGGACGACACCCACCGCAAGTTCCTCACCACCGACCAGCGCGAGTGGACTTTCGCCTGTCCCGAGTGCGGTCACCGCCAGCCGTTCAAGTGGGAGTGCGTCGAGTGGTCGAAGTCGGCCAAGGATGAGTTCGGCGAGTGGGATTTTGACGAGGTGCGCCACACCACGTCGCTGCGGTGTGAAGCGTGCAACCACCACTTCGACGACACCGACCGCAACCGGCGCGAGCTGAACGCCAGCGGGAAGTTCGTGGCCAAGAACCCCAAGGCGTCGAAGGAGAACGTCGGCTTCCACTGGAATGCTCTCTGCGCGATGAGCTGGGGACAGTTGGCCGAACTCTACCTGCGTGCCAAGGCGGCGGCACGGAAGGGGGATGTCTCCTTGCTCCAGCAGTTCTATCAGAAGCGGCTCGGTCTGCCGTGGCGCGAATACGTCGAGGACTACAAGCTGGAGATCGTCAAATCCGGCTACAAGCGCGGCGAGTCGTGGGAGGAGGAAGGAGCCATCGACCCGAAGAAGGGCAGCATCCTTGCGGCACCGTTGCCCGAGCGCACCGGCCTGATCCCGCTGCGCTTCATCACGGTGGACTGCCAGATGGACCACCTGTTCGCCGTGGTGCGCTCGTGGTCGGCGGATGGATCGAGCCGCCTCGTCTGGAATGAGCGCATCCTGACCTTCACCGACGTGGAAGTGATGCAGGAACGCTTCGGCGTGCATCCGAGCCTCGTGTTCGTGGACGCCGGCCACGCGACCTACGATGTCTATCGGGAATGCGCCAAGCGCGGGTGGGTGGCGCTGATCGGCGACCGCCGCCCGGTCTATCCGCACAAGGGGCGCGACGGCAAGACCGTGCAGCGGTTCTACTCGCCGCGCCGTAAGGTCGTGCTCTCGCACCGGCAGACCTGCCACGTCCATTACTGGAGCAACCTCAACATCAAGGACACGCTCGCCCGCCTGCGCCGCAACCAGGACCCCGGCAAGGGCCCGACATGGGAGGTGCCCGACGACATCGACGACGACTACCTCGCCCAGATGGAAAGCGAGCAGCGGGTGAAGGAAAAGGGCCAGTGGATGTGGAAGCAGATCGGCTCGCGGCCGAACCACTACTTCGACTGCGAGAGCATGCAGGCCGCCGCCGCCACCATGCTCAAGATCGTCGGACGTGAGGCGGTGGCGGCAACGCCCGTTGACACCCCGGACGGGGAGTCATGAAGACCCTGATCCCGCTCATCGCCATCGCGCTCGCCCTGCTTGTGAGCGCCTGCACCACGCCACCGCCGATCCAAGGCGAGTTCATCAACAAGGACGGCCGCATCCGGGTGCATCCGGACGGCCGCATCGAGATCGTCGTGGAACCCCGCACCGGAAAGTGACATGAGCATGTCCCTCTGGAAGCGGATTCAGACTCATCTCGGCATTACCGCCGATGGCATCCCGGGCGCGAGGACTGCGCTCGCCGTTGCCGCGAAGCTCGGCATTTCCGGCACCGGCCAGAATGCGCCCGGAACCCCCTTTGATTCCCGAACCGAGCGCAACATCGCCACACTGTTGCCCGCCGCCCAGGCAAAGGCCCGCGAATGGCTGGCCCGCTGCCTCTCGGAAGGGATCAACGTGAAGGTGATCTGCGGCCTGCGCACCTATCAGGAGCAGGCGGAACTCTATGCGAAGGGCAGGACTACTTCCGGCCCCAAAGTCACCAACGCGAAGCCGGGATACTCGTGGCACAACTTCGGCGTGGCATGGGACTTCGCTGTTTTTGATGAGCAGGGCCAACCACAGTGGGAAAGCCCCCTGATGGACCGATGCGGTGAGATCGGTGAGTCGCTCGGCCTCGAATGGGGCGGCCGGTGGAAGGGAATCAAGGACACGCCGCACCTCCAGTTGAAAACCGGCCTGTCCCTCGCGGAAGCCCGCCAACGGGTGAGCGATGGCAAACAGGTCGTGTGACCGTTGACACCCGCCGCCGTGCATGGCCCGCGGACTCTTCATCACCGGATTCACCGTCGCCGAAGTTCTGGCGATCCAGCAGCGCGCGAAGTCGCTCCTGTTGGAAGGCAAGACGATCATGAACTGGAACGACGCCGAAACGTCGGTGTCCAAGCAGTTCACGCTGCCGGTTGACCAGGTGCTTGAGGAGTGCGGCCACGCCCTGCGGGTTCTCGACCCGGACACCTACGGCAAGCCCCGCATGGCCGCCGCCTCCTTCATCTCCGGGCACCTCGCGAAATGAACCGTCTCCAATCCATCGCCCGCCTGTTCCTGCCGCCCGTCCTTCTGCCGAAGGCATGGGCGTCGCCGTTTGAGGCCGCGAACTGGTCGCCCCGCCGTGGTGCCGTGCCCGGAGCATCTCCCTCCGATGCCCGCAAGGAACTCACCCCCGGCGTGCGCACCGAGCTGGTCCGCAAGTCGCGCTACCTTCACAAGAACTCGGGATTCGTCCGCGAGCTGGTCGCCAACATGGCGATCTACTCGACCGGCGATGGCATCCGCGTGCAGGCGCAGTCGCCCAACCCCGACTGGAATCGCGCCGCTGAGGAATACTTCGCCTTCTGGTCGGCACGGTGCGAGGTCACCCGCCGCTTCTCGTTCGAGGAATGCCAGGCGCTCGTCTGCCGGGGCATGGACATCGACGGCGAATACTTCGTCCACAAGACCCGCGATCTGGACGGCGAGCCGCGCCTCCAGTTGATCGAGAGCCACCGCATTGGCGATGAGATGGGGTCAAAGGAAACCGTGGACGGCATCGGCCTCGACGCGTTCGGTGCCCCGGTGTTCTACCGCGTGCTGCAGGACGACAACACCGCCCGCGACCTCCCGGCACCTGCCATCCTTCACATCCACGAACCGGAATGGGCCGGCGGCGTGCGCAACCACCCGACGATCCAGCATTCGATCAACCACATCCTCGATGAGATCGAACTGCTCGCCTTGGAGAAGCATGCGGTGAAGGACAACGCAGACGTGGCCCGCATCCTCAAGACGGCGCGGGGCGAGATTGACGACAATGGCGACTTCGTGGTAGGTGGCGCGGGTGGCGGCGGGGAGGCCAGCGACCCGGTCACATTGCAGCGCATCGTCGGTGGCAAGCTCGTGGCGCTCAAACCCGACGAATCGCTCGACAGCTTCCAATCCAACCGCCCGAGTCCGACCTTCACAGGTTTCCTCGAACACCTGCGGCGCGACTCCGCGCTGGGCATGATCCCGTTCGAGTTCGCTGCCGATTCCAGCAAGGTCGGTGGTGCGGGTGTCCGGCTGATCGTCGCCAAGGCTGACCGGCGCTTCTCGTTCCGCCAGATGATCCTCGAACGGCGGCTCATCCGCCCGGTGTGGGCCTACGTTGTCGGTGATGCGATTGCCCGTGGGCTGCTGCCTCCAGTCCAAGGATGGTGGAAAGTGACGACCGTTCCGCCGAAGCGCGTCACCGTGGACGCCGGCCGCGAGGCCCAACAGAACCGCGCCGACGTGGAGGCGGGACTCAAGACGCTCTCCGACCACTACGCCGAACTCGGTGCCGACTTCCGCGAGGAGATCGAGCGTCGTGCCACCGACGCGAAGCTGATTCTCGACACCGCCGCGAAATTCGGCGTGCCCCCGGAAATGCTCTGGAAGCCATCGGGCCAATAAATAGTTGAGTGCTAACGAGATTCTGATGGTATCCTCTGCCTACCGTGAAAGAGGTGCCTCCGACGAAAGATGAGCTAATTCAGGCCATCGACGATCTGTTCTACGCTGCACACCAGTCAGCTCTTTATGCTTACTGGCTGCTGGTGTCCGGTCCGATCAATGCCGAAATGACAAGAATTGGAATCCCGGAAGCGTCCTCGGCCTTCTCGAATGGGATCATTGAATCTTCACTCCTGTTGATTCGCAAGTCCGCTGAGTTCTTCAAGCCGAAGGAGCCATCCGATAAACCCGACAATCTACACGCCTATCAGTATCTGCCCAACTTCAATGGTCTCTGGATTGTGGATCGACAAACTACCTATCGAGAGCTTCACAAGAGGGTCGGGCATATTACTGTGCGGGAAGCCAGGCACGGAAAGATGTCATGGCCACTGATTGATCTCACACGATCGACCATAGCGCAGTGGATCGAGTTCTTCAAAGCGGTTGGGCAGAGTCCTATTTTTGACGGAAACCCACCTGCGCAGAAGTTGGTTGAAATGGTAAGTGCTCTCGACCAGATCGCCGCTGCTTGTGATCGACTAGCGCAAATTAGGTCCAGTTGACATCGACGGAGGGGCGTGACCTCCGTCTTCCCTCAGAACCGCGAATGGCTGATCCAGCCCGACGCCCTCCACGCGATGGCCGCCACCACGCGTGCCTTCCATGACCGGGGCGGCAACCTCCCGGCATCGGCACCGGCCAGCGATCTGCTCTCCATCGAGGACGGCATCGGTGTGGTCGCCATCAACGGGCCGATCCTGCGCAAGCCGGGGATCTTCGCCCGGGTGTTCCTCGGTGCCACCGACTCAGAGGAAATCGGAAATGCCATCCGCGAAGCGGGCGGGCGTTCTGATGTGAAGGCCGTCTTCCTCGACATCGACTCTCCCGGCGGCACCGTGCTCGGCACCCCGGAACTGGCCAACGCCGTCGCCACGCTCAACGAGAGCAAGCCGGTGTATGCGTTCTCCTCCGGGCTCATGTGCTCGGCAGCCTACTGGATCGCCAGCCAGGCCCGCGCCGTCTATGCCACGCCCTCCGCACAGGTCGGATCCATCGGCGTGGTGCAGGCGTTTCTCGACGACAGCGCGGCGCTCGAAAGCCGCGGACTGAAGGTCGAGGTCTTCGCGGTCGGCAAATACAAGTCCATCGGGGCACCCGGCACGCCGCTCACCGACGACCAGCGTGAGCTGATCCGCTCGAACCTCTCCGAAATCGCCCGCGACTTCCATGCCGCCGTGCTCGCCCGCGGACGTGCCATCCCGGCAGAGGCGATGGAAGGGCAGACCTTCAGCGGACGGCAGGCACAGCGGCTCAACCTCGCAGGCATGGTCCCGGACCGTGCCGAGGCGCTGCGGCGGCTCCGCGTCTATCACGCTGCGGTTGACACGGGAGCACGGGCGATGAGCACCGCTCTTGAAGACCAACTCGCCGAGGCCCGCACGCAGGCGGAAACCCTGCAACGGGATCACCAAGCCCAGACCGAACTTCTAAACGAGGCGTCGGCCAACCTCGAACGCCTGCGCGGCGAGGTCGAACTGCTTTCCGCCGAGATCGACACGCTCAAGTCCGAGCGCGACACGGCCACTGCCGAAGTCACCACGCTGCGGACCCGTGTCACCGAACTCCAGGCGTCGCAGGCCGACTTCGACAAGCGCGTCCAGACCGAGGTCGCCCGCGTGGTCGCCTCCACCGGCACGACCACCCCGGCCCAGGTGACGCCCGCCGGGGAATCCACCCGTGCCGCCGACCTCCACGCGCAGTTCGCCGCGATCAAGGACCCGGCCGAACAGACCGCCTTCTGGCGGAACCTCACCCCGCAACAGCAAGCCCTCATCCTCAAACACCAAGCCTGATAGAACGCCATGTCCAACACCCTCACCAACGTCAAAGACATCAAGGTCGCGCAGCGGGCGCTCATGCCCTTCACCGCGAACCTGCTGCCCGTCACGGCGTTCTCGACCAACTTCGGTCCCCAGCAGGCCGACAAGGGCGACACCGTGCGCGTCCCGCTGGTCGGTGCCCCGTCCGGGTCGAGCGACTTCGCCGGTGACTACACCGCGAACGCCGATTCCACGGTGACCACCATCCCCGTGACGCTCAACCGCCACAAGTTCAAGACCGTCCACGTCACCGCCCGCGAGGCGTCCGAGACTGCGATGGACGTGCTCGACACCCTGGTTGAAACCGCTGCCCAGCAACTCGCCCAGGACGTGCTGCTCGACATCATGTCGGTCATCACGCTGGCGAACTTCGGCGCTCCGCTTCCCGCCGTTGCCGCGACCGGCTTCGACTACAAGAAGGTCCTCAACATCCGCGAGGAGTGTGGCAAGGTGAAGATGCCCGCGTCGCCCCGGTCGCTCGTGCTCGACGCCGGCCACTACACCAACCTGCTCGCCGACGACATCGTCGCCAAGAGCTTCAACCTTAACCTCAGCGCCCCCGGCGTCACCGAGGGTCTCATCAAGCGGCTTGCCGGGTTCGACCTCCACGAAACGGTGGTCATCCCGTCCGATCACGCCGAAAAGCTCGTCGGCTTCGCGGTCCACCCGAGCGCCATCGCCGTGGCCATGCGCTACCTCGTGCCGGTCGCCGAATACCAGCAGTCGGGTGCGGTCACCGATCCGCAGACCGGCATGACCTTCGGCTACCTGCGCTTCACCGACACCCGCGCCAACAAGGTGTTCGTCACCATCGAGTGCCTCTACGGCTTCACGGTCGGCAAGAACGACGCCCTCAAGCGCATCGTCAAACCCTGAGCCATCCACCCCTAGCAGAACATCGCCATGACTCCCTTCAGCTTCACCGGCAACGCCGGTTCCACCCTCAGCCATGTGGTCGTCCCCGCCAGCGGGCGCGACCGTGTGCGGATCCAGTATGCGAGCGCGACCTCCGACAAGGCCGCCTCGCTGCTGACCTTCCGCGCCCAGTCGCGTGCCACCACCGTGACGGCCACCAGCGCGTCCAACCAGACCGTCATCAACGCGCCGCCCTACACGGGTGCCGCAGCGAACGACGTGGTGGTCCTGTTCTCCAACGCCACCGGGACCGGTGTGCGCGGAGTGGTCGCCTCGGTTGATGCCGGGGCCGGAACCATCACCCTCAACGCCAACCTCGGCCTCGCGCTGGCACCGGGTGACACCGTTTCGCTCATGACCTCCCGTGGCCAGGTGCCGGTCGGTGCCACCACCAAGGAGGTCAACGCCCCCACGGTCTTCGCCGTGAACGAGGGGCCCGCCCTCATCGAACTGGACGGCACCTCGGCCTGCCGCATCAACCTGGTGGCGGGCGAATACTCCTGATCTTTCCATCGTCGGCGGACGTGGTTCGTGGGCACCCTCTCCGGGAAACTGGAGGGGGTGTTTGCTTTTGACAAGCCAACCACGGCATGAGCCTCGAATCCGACATTCTTGCCGACCTGCGGCAGCTTCTAACCGAGCATGGCGTTAGGGCACGCTGGAAGGACATCGACCTGCTCGTGCTGGTCGGACGGGTCGAACGGTCCCAGCAGATCGAGATGGGCGGCTTCGTGGACTCGCCCGAACTGAGCCTGCGGGTGCCCAAGACCGCCTTCACCGGAGCATTGCCCAAGTTCGGCGAGCGCATCGAGGTCGAGGGCACCGAATACCGGATTTCCCAGGTTTCGGGCCATCCGCGCTCACCACTCCTCACCCTCAGCCTTTCCTCGACCGATGAGTGACGACGCCGTCCGTTTCACCGCCAAGCTCAAGGGAGCATCCGATGTGGCCCGCCTGCTGCGGCGTCACCCGGAGAGGGTCGGCCGCACCATCGAATCGCTGGTGAAGCAGGAAGGGCGCGGCCTCGCCGTGGAACTGGCCCGCAACACCCGGCCATTCGGCTTCTCCGAAAAGGCCCGCAAGCTGGGCGAGGGTGCGGTGGCCGGCGACATCAGCAACGTGTTCGCCCTGCCGTCCGACGCCTTCGAGGAAATCCGGAAATCCGATCCCGAGGCTGCCGACCGCTTTTGGGCGAACATCCAGAACCGGCGCTTCGCACGGGCACAGAACGCGCTTCGCCAGTCGGGTTCCGGCTGGAAGGACCTCACGGTCGGCCGTCTTGATCCGAATCTCCACCAATGGGGGCAACTCGGTGCCGCCAAGCCGAAGCAGATCGTCACCAGCAAGAAGGCGCGGGACAACTACATCGCCAAGATCCAGAAGCGGGTCGGCTTTGCCAAGGGTTCGTGGATCCAGGCTGGCAAGTCCATCGGCGGGCGCATCCGCGGGGCGGTCCAGTGGGCAACCCGTCACAAGCAGGCCCCCGGCAGCGCCGTGGTGAAGACCGGGGCCAAGGCGTCCGTCACTCTGGTCAACAAGCTCGACTACATCGACGACGTGACCACCTGGAAGGGGATCAACCTCGCGCTGCAGATCGCGGCGGCACGTCTGCGCAAGGCCCTTGCCACCTCGTTGCTCAAGATCAACGAACGGGCGAACCGTGCCTTGCGCCGCCGCGCCGGTTGACGCGCTGCCCGTGGCCGATGCCACAGATCATCGAAGACGCCCTGACCTCGAAGCTCGCCGCATGGATCGACGCCAACCGGCCCGAGGATTTTCCCCTGGTGACGGCACTGCCGGTCCATGTCGCCAACCGTGACGAGCTGCGCACCCGTCCCTGCATCGTGCTCGCAACCTCCGAAGCGAAATCCGTTCCGGCCATGCCGCACACGGCGCGGGTGAAGCTCGACGTCCACCTGTTCAGCCAGATCGACGACACCCCGGCGGCGACACACGCGGAATGGGCGGCTGCGTTGGGCGATCTGCTCCGCGACAAGGCGGCGATCCGCACCGACCTCGATTCCGAGACTTTCATACTTCACGACCTGCTTGCCCGCGAGACGGCCACAACCCCAGACGAGACGCGGGGACGCGAGACGGTTCTGAGCTTCGAGGCGGTGGTCTCGGCGGTGTAGTTGACATGCCGCCCGCGGTCAAATGGCCGCGCAACTCCTTGGCACCACCGGAAACTGGGGCATCCCGAACGACCAACCGGGCATCCTCATCACCGACCTTTCCTTCGACTTCTCCAACCAGGAGAAGCCCGTCCTCGACAAGGCGGGCGAGATCATCGGCCTGTCGCTCTATCAGGAGAAGGTCGAGATCAAGCTCTCCGGCCTCGTGGCCAAGACCTCGTCCTTCAATGGCAAGATCGGCGCGGCACTCGCGCTGGCCAACGCGATTCCTGCCCACCTCCAGCAGTCCGGTGGCACGACCATCCTCATGCAGGTCAGCCGCAGCCTCAACAACGAGGACTTTGAGAAGATCGACCTGACCGCCACCCACTATCCGTTCGTCACCTCGGGCGGCGGTGCCTGATCCACTCCTACAACCCTAACAGAGATCCAGAGATGAACGCCGTATCCCACCTGTCCTCCACCGCCACGAGCAACACCTGCCTCGCCGCCGCCCTGACCGCGGTCGGCATCCCGCTTTCCGAAAAACCGTTCGTCCGCGTCGTCGGCGACGGCATTCGGGGCGAGCGCACCGTCTGGTTCTTCGATCCTCAAAGCCCGGACGGCCGGTTCCAGACGAAGGAACTCATCGCCGCGTGGCACGACGACGCCTGGCACCTCGCCAACCCGGAGCATCCGTTCGCCTACATCAAGTGCGCCCTGCTCAACCGCGAGCGCCTGGTGGATAAGGTGAAGCAGGACGTGCCGCTCGCCTGCGTCAAGCGCCGGGGCAAGATCGCCCTGATCCCGCTCGATGCCTCGCCCGCCACCGAAGACCTGTTCCTGCGGCATCTGTGAACAACCTGCGAACAACCGACCAACAACCATGGACGACACCGACCGCCAGAAACTGCTCTCCGCCGCCTTCCATGATGTGGAAACCATCGTCGGCGGCCACGCCATGCGACCGCTGTCGCTGGCCAGCTACGACGTGCTGCTACGCACGGGCAACCCGCTGGTGAAGGGGGAGATGCCCGCCGAGGGCACGCCCGAGTTCACCTCCTCGATCATGGGCTTCGTGTTCGCCCACTGCGCCCCGTGGCCCGAGGTGGTGCGGGCGTCTTTCAACGACCAAGGATTCCGGGAAGCCGCCCTGATCTTCTGCGGCGGGCTCACCCCGGCCGATTTCCAGACCGCCTTCAAGCGCTTGGAGGAACAGAGCCGGGAACTGGAGGCGGCACAGGTCGATCCCGTGTCGGGACTGCCGGGAAAAAAGCCCCTCCCTGCGACGAGCCCGGCTTCCTAGCCGCCCAGGTGTTCGCCGTCGCCGCCGAAACCCGCTGGCCCGAGGAACGGGTGCTTTTCATGCCACTGGCCCGCTTGGCGCAATACCAGCATTGCCTGTTACGGCGGATTGGTGTGAGGACCAACTGGAGCGAGACGGGAAGATCTACAGTTTCCCTGAAGGATCAGCTCGCTCAGCTCAGGCTGCAACTGGTGGGATTGGACGAGCAGAGCGTTTCGCTGCAAGTAGAACAACAATAGGGCCGTAATTTGGCCATGAATCAGTCTGATTTCCGGCAGCACCTATTGTCCGCAAATTCGGCGGGCAATCTTTTGACCCCTAAGCATGATCCGGATGAACTCCACATCACCTGGTCTAAGCCGCGCTCCGTCCTGTCATTCGAACTTGCGCAGAATTTGGAAACGTTTCTGATAGATGGGGAATACTCGGTGATTGAATATGAGAACTCCCAATATCCAGCTTCCCCGAAGTATTGGGAGATCATCCCGCACGCCGACTCAACATTTACCGTTCCCGGGTCAGGAGTGCCTGCGTTTAGTGCCATGCCATCGACCAGACTTGACCGACTCGTGGCCGTTTCTGGTCGATCTCAAGGGTTGCACCTTTTTGCTGAGGACAGCCGCACGATTCAGAACAGACTCTCGTCTGGAGATTTGAGGTTGAACGGTCCGCTAAAGACGGATGATTGACTTGCGTGGCGCTCGGTTGACTCCACCCCCGGCGCATGAGCGCCCTGACCGTCACCCTTGGAGCCGACATCACCGCCCTGAAACGGGCCATGGCGGGAGCCACGGAACTCGTGTCGGCATCCACCCGCCGCATGGGGAAGCTCACCGGTGCCGGGTTGGCCGGACTTGGCAAAGGTGGCGCGGCGGCACTCAGCAAGGGATTCAGCGTCGCGGGCACAGCGTTCAAGGCGTCCATTGGTGCGGCGATGGCAGGTGGTGCCGCTGCAGTGGGCATTGGCGTGAAGGCGGTCAACGCTGCCGCAGACTTCGAGCAAACCAAGGTCGCCTTCACCACACTGATCGGTGACGCCGCCAAGGCAGAGGAGACGCTGGGCAAGCTGCGCGAACTCGGTGCGAAGACGCCCTTCGAGTTTCCCGAACTGGCCGACGCCGGCCGCAAGTTGATCGCCTTCGGGGAATCCGCCGACTCGGTGCCCGAAACCCTGCGGCGCATCGGTGACGTTTCCGCGGGTGTCCAGGCACCGGTCAACGAGATCGCCGAACTCTACGGCAAGGCACGGGTGCAGGGACGGTTGTTTGCCGAAGACATCAATCAGCTCACCGGCCGAGGCATCCCGATTATCCAGGAACTTGCCAAGCAGTTCGGCGTCTCGGAATCCGAGGTGAAGAAGCTCGTGGAATCCGGCAAGGTCGGCTTCCCCAACATTGAGCGGGCCTTCATCGACATGACCTCGCAGGGCGGGAAGTTCTCTGGCATGATGGAGGCGCAGAGCAAGACGACTTCTGGCCTGTTCTCCACGCTCAAGGACACGATCAACGAGGTGTTCCTCACGCTCGGAACCCCGATCAACGACGCCATTCGTCCGCTGGTCGAGCAGGCCATCGGACTGGTGCAGAAACTCGCGCCCCTCGCGGCGGAAGCGGGCAAGCGGGTCAAGGAGGCGGTCATGTTCGTGATCGCCGCCTTCAAGAGCGGCCAGATTCTCGACCTTCTGACCTCCGGGTTGAAGCTCGCTTTCGCGGTGGGGGTGAACGCGCTGGTCAATGGCTTCCGCACCGCCGTCGAGTTCTTCTGGAACCTTCTAACCGATGGCGCGATGTGGAAGAGCCTCGGCACTACCCTCCTCGGTCTGGTGGCCGGCTTCGGTGCCGCTCTGCTCAACGCGTTCCAGACGCCCATCGTCTATCTGCAATCCGGCATGGAATGGGTGGTGGCGCACCTGCTCAAGGGCCTGCTCAAGATTCCCGGCATGTCGGACCTGCTCGGTTTCGATGAGAGCGCGGTGGAAACTGACTTCGGTCGCATCCTCAAGGACCGGCAGGAAACCGGCGCGGAGTTGTTCGGTTTCAACTTCAAGGACATGGCGGCGAAGGCCGACGAAATGCTCGGCGCGGGTGCCCCGGCGCTGGCAGAGCGCGTTGCTGAAGCGGCGCGGAAGGCGGGTGAGTCGAGCGGATCCGACCTGATCGACACCAGTGGCCTGCGTGACAGCTTCGGCAAGGTGGTCGCCTCGATCCGCGACACGATGCCCAAGCCCGAGGAAGCGGCCAAAGCGGTGTCCGGTGCTGGCAAGGCCGCCGCTCCGTCGCTCGCCACGACTGCCGGTGCGGGACAGACGGCCCGCCTCGATCCGATTGTCACCTCGCTCGGCAAGGTTGGTGGTGGCGGCTACGGTCCGAACGCGCTCGACGCCCAGCGGGAGAACAACCGGCTCACCGGCGAAACCAACCGCCTGCTCACCGACCTCAACCGGCGTGTGGAGCGGCTCGGTGGCGGCGGGCAAGCGGCGTTCGGTTGACGCGGTGCCCCGGCCAAGATGCCGAGACATGTAGCAATCCAGCCCGGACGCCTCTATCCGCAACCGGGCTACACCGTCCAGATCGACAAGGAAGGGAAGTGGACCGCCACCCAAATCTTCCTGTGCCACCGCAACTCGGCGGTACAGCTCATGCCGCGCCCCGGCACCCGCCACCCGGAGATCGGCTTCATCGAGGTCTCCCAGGTGACGGCGAACTTCACCGAGGGCGACCTGGCGGAGATCACCTGCCAGTATGCCGGGGCCGAGGAAAAGGACGAGGAGAACGAGAAGGCTAACGCGGTTTACACGATGGGGCTCTCGCTTTCCGAGGAGCCGCTGCTCAGCCACAAGCGATACAAGGACATCCCGGCGAAGGAGCGTGAGGCGCTCCAGTTGATCCAGTCCGGCAAGGACAAGGACGACCAAGGGAACAAGCTGCGCGACAAGATCGAGAGCGAGATGGGCAAGGAGGCGCTCGCCAAGATCGAACGTGGCCAGACCAGTTACTACAGCCCGCGTGTCACCTGGCGGGAAAGCTGGGTGCGGGACAAGCCAGCAGCCGCCGCCGAACTCAACGACATCGGCAACATCGCCAGTCCGTCCGGTCCCGCGCCGTCCCTCGCGGGTGGTCGCAACTGGCTGCTCAACGGCGTCACCCAGACGCAGGAGGGCAAGTCGTTCCGCCTCGAAATGGAATGGCTCGCCAGTGACCGGGGCGGCTGGGACCCCCAAATCTATCAGGACTGACGACCATGCGGCTGCCCCAGAAAAAGAAACCCGGCGACCCGGTGCTCGCATCCGACTGGAACCTCCTGTTGGACGCCATCGCCGCACGCACGCCGCGTCCGGGTGCTGGCCTCGAACTGATCGCCTCGTCGGGCGGCTTTGCCTATTCCAAGCCATCTCCCTTGTCCGCTCCGTTCGCCGGACTGCCTCCGTTCTCGGTCATCGGGATCGAGAAGAAGGACGGCAGCTACCTCGTGACGGTCAAGGAGGGCTGGGTGATCGAGCGCAAGCCCAAGAGCGAAGACACACCGGCGGTAAAGTTCCACATCCCCAAGGCGGGCGACAAGACGCTCGACAGCATCCCGCGCCCGCAGATCGGCATGTCCATCGGCGACACGCTCTGGTGCAAGTTCTCCACCGACACAATGGGCGAGATCAGCAGCGAGCCCGAAGTGTTCGCGGCGTCCGGAGATCAGGACGGCAACCATTACTACCCGGAGGACCCGGAAGGCTCGGGCAGCGAGGGAAATTACTTCGTGAAGCTCTTCAAGTTGGAAGACGACGGTGGAACCCCGATTGTGAAGGTCTATCAGCAGAGCGACATCGAACACTGGGGGCAACTCTGGACCGGCAAGAACAAGGGCGACGGATCGCGGGTCTTCAAGAAGCACGCCGAGGACGAGAACATCTACTACTTCCGCACCATCAAGCGCCGGGAAACCCAGCACCAGATCGACGTGGTCGAGGAAGAGGAAATCATCCGCGTGCAGGGCAACGGCAAGGACGGGTCGCTGAAGCTGGAGGGTGACACAACGTCCAGCGAGCCACTGTTGGAATGGCAGGACGGTCTTGTGACCAGCGAGGGCGAGAAGAAGCTGACCGTGAAGGAATACATGGTCTGCGAATACGGAACGCCGAAACCCGTGAAGTTCGTGATCGTCGAATAGCCATGGCCCACCTCATCGTCCCCATCGACATCGACGGCACGCCACGTTGCTGCCAGCCTGAAACGAAGCGCACCGAGGCGGTCCTGTCGGGAGCGGCGACCGAACTCGGGCAGAATCAGTGGGAGATCTACCGCGCCTATCCGGATGAAGGAGTCAAGGATGGCGCGGTGAAGTTCGGCATCTGCTGCGCCACCCAGATCGTGATCACGCTCAACGGCATGATCGAGACGCTCAACACCGGTTACGACTGGATCGAGGTGGTTCACAACGGCCAGCGGGTGTTCTTCCACGAGAGCCTTGATACCAGCGAAGACCCCGACGAAACCGTGGCGGCCGGCCCGTTCACCGTGACGCTCGCCTTGGAGGACCGTCCCTGCGGCCACATCATAGAGATCACCGGCTCGACGGGTGACGGCATCGCCAACAACAACGTCTGGTGGCAGGCGTCCGTGGCCATCAGTTGACACCCCGCCAGCGGCGTGAAGCTCCACGTCGATCTTGAAACCTTCGAACTCATCGAGGGACCCGGATTCCGCAACCCGGTCACCAGTCTGCGGTTCAAGCGCGGCGACGCAGCGAAGCTGGAGGTCGTCTTCCTGCGCGACGGCACGACCCCCGAAGCCATCGGCGATCCCGTGTCACTGGAAATGCGTTTCGGTGTGAAGCCGCGCAACCGCTACGATGTCGGCTATCTCGTCCACACCTCCGCCTGGACACTTCCAGCGCCCGGAGCAGAGAGCCCGGTCTATCAGTGCTCGCCGAGCTTCAACACCGAGGAACTCAATTCGGCGCTCAACCTCGGGTCCGCGACCGCCACCGAGCTTTCCGAGATCACCCTCATGGGCGAAATCACCTGGCGCGAGGGCAGCGCGGAGCCGACCAGCACCCGCACCTTTCTCGTGATCGTCGAGAACGACGTGAACCGCGGGGACGAGGGGGTGCCCGAATCCGCCGAGCCCTCCTATCCGGCACCGGCGGGGATCGAACTTGTCGCCCGCAAGGGCGTCGCCAACGGGTATGCGGGTCTGGATTCCGGCGGCAAGGTGCCCGCCGCGCAGCTTGCGATCACCGCCGCCTCGATCTCCGATTCGACCACGACCGGCCGTGCGCTCATCAAGGCGACCTCCGCCGCGTCGGCCCGCAGCACCATCGGCGCGATGGCCAACCCGTCGCTCAGCGGGGCACCGCTCCACGGGCTAAACCAGTCAGGATCGTGGGTGGGTATCACCCAAGGGCAGCGTGCGGTGTTGTATTCGCCCTACGACTACGCCTCCTACCCGCTGCCGCAGTTCTTCAAGGGGCTGGCGCTCTACGTCCTCGATCCGACGTATTCCTGGTATGGCTACACGCTCGCCGACCTCGTGAGCTACATGGAGTCCTACCACGGCGGGTCGGCCTTCTGGGGGCAAGTCCTGACTCAAGGCACCGGCGATTGGTCTTTCCCAGGATTCGCGGTCCTCAATCTCAACGACAGTTCGCCGATTGCGGTCGGGGCACTGTTCTCCTGGCCCGTCCTCACCAGCCAGCCAGGCCGCCAGAATCCCGGCTCCGAGATCTATCTCGACCCGAACGGCATGGCCACCCTGCGCTTCCTCAACACGGGTGTCGTCTCGGTCCACGGCGACCTGAGCACCACGGGAGGCGGCGGCTACGAATATTACTATCCTCTCATCCCATGAAACTGACCTGCTTCATCTTCACGCACGCCCCCGAGGCACCGCTGCTCGCCCGCTGCATCGCCACTGCACTCGCCGGGAAGGGCACACATGACGCATCCTTCGTCGTCGTGGAGGACGGCAACGCGCCGCTCCCGCAGGCGGTCCGGACGGCTCTCGCCACCGATGGCGTGCCTGTGGTCCGCACGTTCCAACCCCGACGCGGCAACCTGCGGGGCGTGCGTTGGTTCGCGGAACAGATGGCCGTGATGTCGGACCATGCGGGCGACGCCGACCTTGTGCTCAAGATCGACCCCGACACGCTCGTCCTGTCGCTGGCCAACGTGGTCAAGCCGCTGGTGGACAAGCCCGCTCTGGCGGGTGCCGGTTACGGCCGCGACGACAGCTACGTCTATGGTCCGTGCTACGCATTCCGCCGCTGGATTGTGGACTACATGGCCGCGAAGTATGCCGTGCTGGCCGGCGTCGAGCAGGAGGAACTGCGGACGGCCACCGCGATCACCAACGGCGGCACGTTGGCCCGCCCGGTCCACGAGGACGTGTTGCTCAGCCGCGAGGCACTTGCCTTCGGTGAACTCGATTTCGGCCAGAAACGCGCCCGCTGGCGGCACGACAAGGACGGCCGCGACATGGCTGCGGTGAAGGCGCGTGTCGATGTGGTGCTGTTCGGCAACCCCGGCCCGGTGTCCCACGGCGGCGGCGAAATCCGCCCGGTGATCGCACGGGTGATGGATTCCTTCCTGGCTGCCGATACCGCCGCCGAGCCGCTGCCCGAGGGGGAGAAGCCCGTCGTGGTCCTCGGCCTCGGGCCCGGGCGTTCCGGCACATCGTTCATGGCGACGCTGCTCAACATGCAGCCGGGTGCCTGGATCAGCCACGAGAGCTACTCGCCGGTGCTCCTGAACCTGCCCAACGTGGACGGCTTCGCCCAGCGCCTCGTCGAAGGCCGACCGGGACGCCGCTTCGTCGGCGACTTCACCCCGGCCAACACCTGGATGGCCGCGGGCATGACCCGCTGGCTCGTGTCGCAGGGGTATCAGGTGAAGCTCGTCTCGACCGAACGCGACGACGACGAACTCGTCGCCTCGTGGGTGGCGATGATGGAGCGGCAGGAACACGACCCGTTCGTGACGGTCCCGCCGGACGGCTGGGTCCACAGGGGATGGTCGAAGGCGTTCCCGAAGTTCGACACGATCACCACCCGCGAAGGACGCGTGCGCGCCTACCTCGCCTGGTGCCGGGATCATGTCGCCGCCCTGGCGTCCGAGTTCCCCGGCATGGTCCGCTCGATTGACACCGCAGACATGAACGACCCAGCGGAGATCAACGCCTTGCTCGACTGGATCGGCATGCCGGCCACCGGTCGCCGCCTCGAACTCCTCGGAACCCCCGTGAACAACAGCCCGACCCCATGAACCTCCGTTCCGCCATCGCCCGCATCGAAGGAGCCTTTGCCGCACGCATCCGGCAGGGCATCACCATCGGAGGCATCACCCTGCGTGCTGCCGATTCCGACCGCACCGCCTTCACCCAACTGCTGACCATGCTGAACGAGGCCGAACGCCTCGGCATGCTGCCGCCAACCACCACCATCGCCGACAAGGACGGTGTTCCGCACGAGCTGCCGACCGCACAGGTCCGGGCGATGCTCGTCCAATACGGCGGCGTCTATCAGGCGCTGTGGATCCAGCGGGTCGGGCTGGAGAACGCGGTGAAGGCCGCTGCCGATGACGCTGCCCGAGCCGCCATCCCGATCACCTTTGCCTGACC